TCCTCGGACTCACATGATCATGACGAATGATGGTGTGAAGCACATCGAGTACAGAATGCCTGCTGACAATGAAATTGCTGTGATTGACTGGGTCAATTTCACATTTGGTATCGAGACTGTTGGCGATAGATTCTGGCAAGAAGACGAATTTATTCTTGAATCACATCGTATTACTGCTGCTGTAGAAGCTCTTGAAGCTGATTTGGAACATATCTTTGGCTTTACAACGACTTTACGTCGTAAGAAAGGCCTTAATTTCTATGATGAAAGTTATGTTTTAGGTGAAGATTTCGGCTTTTTATGTATTGGTGGTCAGCGTAATACGATTCTAATTATGATCAACGGCCGTGGCTGTAATTTCGCTAAAAGCGGTTGGGAATTAAGACTTTATCACTTCTTAGTTACCAAAGCGAAAAGAGCGAAATTAACCCGTGTAGACATTGCACACGATGATTTTGAAGGCAAACATGTCAGTGTAGATTGGGGCAATATGCAAGATGGGTTAGGGGGTTTTCAGCTCGGTAACCGTGCTCCAAACATTGAGCATAAAGGAAATTGGCGTAGACCAAACGGTAAAGGCCGTACTTTATGTATCGGGAGTCGTGATTCTGGTAAGTATCTGAGATTGTACGAGAAAGGTCGTGCCGAAGGTGATCCTGATGATAATTGGCAACGTGCTGAGGTTGAATTTAAAGCAATTGATCGTGTCTTACCGTTTGACATGTTGCTTGCTCCTAGTGAATTTTTTATTGCTGCTTACCCATGTTTCCGTGATTTAGCTGAACACTTACAGCCTGAACGCATTGAAACTATTAGTAAAACTGCTCAAATCAATTTCCAGACTGCTATTGATAATCTCAAGCACCAGTATGGCAAATATATCAACGTCTTTAAGGACGTATTCGAACCTGAAGAACTCATTAATTTAATTTGTTGCTCTGATCCGCTTGCATATCCCAAGCGACTTGATCACGTGCTTCTAACTGCTCGGAGAATGTAATGCATACATCTAAAGTAAAAATTTTAGGCGCCAAAGCTGTTGATTTTAAACCGACTGACGGCTCAGGTCGTCATTACGATCATGTTGCGCTTCATTGCGAAGTTCCAATGGATTTGTCAGATGGTACAGCTATTGGTAATGGTTGTGAGATTTTCAAATGGCAGGATTCTTCAAACATTGCGTTACTGCGTAAGTTTAAGCAATCAGACTTTCCAATCGAAGCTGATATTACTTTCGATATGGTTACATCAGGCAAAGGCGTTAAATATGTTGTAGTAGATGTACAGCTACCAACACCGCCAAACAAACCAGCTATTTAAAACTAAAAAAGCCTTTGAAATCAAAGGCTTATTTTAAAACAATACGATTGTTCGTATAATGTATAATATGTAAATAAATCAATAACTTAGGTGTATTTTTACTATGACAGAATATGTTTATACATGCAAGAAGTGCGGTAAAAAGTTTACAAAACACTCTAGTTATTGCATCCATTTTTACAAGTGTAAATAACGAATTTGCCGACTTTTGGGGGCGTTAATCGCAGGTTGGCATTCTATTGGGGTCAGGGGGTAACTATGTTTTATCTCGTATTTTTGTTTTTCATTATTGGGGTAGTTTCAACTATTTATTTTGCCTGCGTAATAGTGAAAAAAGTCTACATAAAAATGCGGACCCAACGATAAGGATTTAGACAATGCAAGTAGCTGATTGCTCTGTTGTAACTCAAATCGAAGGCGTTAATTACTGCATTGTCGTACTGCATCAAACGTCGTGGATGGATGAACTAAACAATTTACCACCTGAACAGGTGATCGCTTTGTTATCTGCCACGATTTTGATTTGGTACTTAGCATCAGGGCTACGTACCACACTTTATGTACTTGGTTCATCTACAAAAGAGGAATAAGACCATGGCTAAACAACTAGCAAACAAAGCTAAAAAACTTTATCGCAATGCAACTGTAGCAACTGGGGTTTTAATTGCTACAACACCAATGGCATTTGCTGCTGAAGGGGATTTCGACTTAACAACTGGGCTTGTCGCAACTTCTGTTATTGCAGGTATTGTTGGTGCTGCAACGCTTAAGGCATTACCAACATTCACAGCTTGGGGAGTGCGTAAAGCATTGTCTATGCTTCGATAAAACAACCTAAAAAACGTGGCGAGGAGCGCACTACCGTACGCACCGCAGCCACGTTTTTTTATAGGGGTTCGAAATGACTTTCTATTTTATCGTAGTTGTACTCATTGCTTTTTTGATTGTCTTGACGGGGAGATTTTAAGCAATGAGAAATCTGAAATATTTGATTTTTATAATTATAAGTTTATTTTCTGTGCAAGCTTTTGCTGATGGTTATTATTGGGTTCATCAGAGCTATTTAACATCAAATCAGGGTTTTTTATCTTTTCCTAATCCAAACTCATTTTCCAGTATTTCTGCTGCTTGTAACTGGTTAAATGGTAAATCTGTTATTTCAAGAGGTACTGCTAAGCTTACGAATACAGAAGTATTATCTAATGGAGATGGTAAATGCACTTATACATTATCTCAGCAACCTTCTAGTGTTAATACAGCTTTAGTTATTAGACGTGGTTGTAGTCCAGATATTCCAGCTTGTGCTCCGCCCACATGTCCTAAATCTGGTTATCCAATTCCTATTTATTTTGATTCTAATTCACCTATTCCATTAAGAACTTGCAAGCAAAATCCAGACGGTACTTATTGTATTACTGAGTGGACTGGTGATAAGAATAGACCTATTGTTATTTCAGGTAATAATTATCAGAGCATTACACATGCATCTGTGAGTGAAATTCCTAGTCCTTCTTGTACTCCGTTATTTTCACAAGATACATGTAATCCTAGTGACCCATATGGGGGATGTTATAAACCGCCCAACGATAACTGTAACCGTATGTCAGATGGGTCTATTTACTGCCCACCAGATGAGCCACCACCACCCATAAAATCGGGCTGTCAAAATGGTGCTACATACTGCGATATGCCTCCAACTGGTTGTGGTACAGGCTATGTTCCGGGTACGTTTAATGGTATGCAGATTTGTGTAAAAAATAGCAATCCACCTCCAACTGATCCACCTGATCAACCACCACCAGCATCGGACCCACCTCCAGTTGATCCGCCTGATCCTACTGATCCCCCAGACGGTGATCCACCACCACCACCACCGCCACCACCACCTAGTGGCAATAATGATGCACTTTTACGGGCAATTCTTGATGCTATTAATGCAGTGAATAACAAGTTGACGTGGCTTAAAAATGAGCTTGTTAATGCGATTAGTACGGTTGCTAAAAAGATAGATGTAACTAATTCAAAGCTTGATACGGTTAATTCATCAATCAAAGAGACAACTGCTGCTGTAAATGCAAGTGGTGACAAAATAAAGGCTGCTGTAGATGCTAATGCAACAACGGTAAAAACGGCTGTAGAATCAAATACGGCTGCTACAAATGGCGTTAAAACTGCGGTTGAGGCTAATACCAATTCGACTGCAAATAAACTAAATGAAGTCGTTAATGCTATTAACAACAAGCCTGTTGGTGGGGGCGGTTCGGCTCCTGATATGAAACCTACAAATGATCTGTTAACCGAAATTAAAAACTTCCTGAAAGAAGGTCCTGACAAGTTAGAAAATGAGAAGCCTTTAGAAGTTAAAAATGAAAACGTTACGGATTATGACAGGCAGAATCATGTTGTCTTTGGTCAATACTGTCCGTTCTCTCCAGAACAAACTGCTTTGCCTGTTGCTCCAGGCTATGAAATGACTGTTTCAAGTGATTTAACACCAATCTGTACATTTGGGGAAAAAGCTCGTCCTATCATTCAGTTAATAGGACATTTAGGGGCTTTGTTATTTGTTTTAGCTGCACTAAGGAGTAAGGACTAATGCCTATGTTTCTTGCCATTCTTGCTGAATGGTTACTTAAAAATGCAGTTCAAAAAATATTAATTGGTGCAGGTCTTAGTGTAGTGAGTTATCTCGGCACAATGACTGCAATACGGGCAGCTTTTGCTGCTCAACTTAATTCTGTAAATACATTAGCACCTGATTTATTGGCACTTATGGGCATTTATGGAATCGACCATGTATTAAGCAGTTTCATTAGTGCTGGTCTTTTTGTTCTTACGCTTAATTCAGGAAAATTATTCTTAAGGAAGGCAACCTAATGGCTAGAATTAGATTAACGACTGGGGGTATTGGGGCAGGTAAAACTTACCTGAATGTTAAACTTGCGGATGAGGCTCATAAAAAGGGTCAGTATACAAAGATTTATTCTAATATTCGCGCTCATTCTGAATTGACTGATTATGTTTATGATCTGCCTGATGATTGGCGTGAGTGTGAAAATGGAAGTCTCGTTATTATTGACGAGCTTCAATTCAATGAGAAATTTTCAAAACACTTTTCGCAACGTCGTGACAAAGAAGTTGTAGATATCACGATGATTCGACATGACGGTATAGACATGTGGTTAATTACCCAGTCAACAAAGTTCATGAATTCGGATATTAGAGAGCTTGTAAACGAGCATTTTTATATTGAAGTTACTGGCAAGAAAACGTCTAAATGTTATTGTTTTGCTCAGGCACAAACGTCTATTTCTAAAGCTGTTAAGAAACAGGCTCATGATGAGTTTTCATATACTTTAGAGCAGAAATATTTTGATATGTATAAGAGCACGAAAGATGGTGTAAAACCTACTCGTACTCATCATATCAACATGAAATTAATTGGTTTTGTTGTTGGTGCACTTTTTACCTTAGCTTTAATATTTGGTTTATTAACTTACTTGGGTAAAAGTAATAAAAAGAACATTGATGAGATGACTAAAACTAATGATGTCACTCAACCTGCTAATACTAAATCGATAGCTGATCAACTTAAGGAACAATCAGCACTTGCGGGATTGACTCCAGAGCAGTATGCCGATCTGATGAATCCTGAAAAACGTAATGCAGAATTGCAGGCTAAAAATGATGTTCGTTTAGAAACTATTGCTATTAAATACAATCCTAATCGACCATATGATGTTGATACATCAAATATTCAGTATCAAGCTACGTCTAAACCTGTGTTTTCTGGATGTATGAAAAAAGGTAAAAAGTACGTTGCGTATACACAACAAGGCACAATACTTCATGATGTAGATCCATCTGACTGTAGGAGATTGATTGAGGATGGTGATAGGCCCTTTAACTACTTTCAGCAACCAGTTATACAGCAACAAGTTGTGCAACAAGCTCCTCAAACAGTGCCAGCAACTCAGCAAATTGATGCCGAATTTATTGCAAAGTACCAGTTAGCTAAGGCTCAAGGCTTAATTTAAATTTCTTTCCTTTGATTACAAAAACCGTCTATTTGATGTAACGTAGTGTCATAAAGGAGTGTCTTCAGGGGAATTGAGACACATCGCGTATAACAACTGATTTAACGTATTTTTTGAGTGTCTCAAGGCGTAGTCTAGACACTCCGACAAGGGGGTATATGATGCAGTTTTCAGATTGGGTTCAACTTGTATTTATGGTCTTTTTGACTTTAGCAATTATTATTAAGTTTACTGTGTCTTTTCATCGTGATCTTAGAAATCAACAAGATGATGAGCAGTATATCCCTTAAAAGGTGAAAGTATGTTTTGGCAAGATATTACATTTTCAGATATAGCAATCTTGGCTGTTTTTGTATTTACCTATCCTATTTATTGGTTTGTAGTACACAAACTTATGGATGAAATTTTTGGGTCCTGAAAGTTCGCATAATGTGTGCCAGATTATGTAACATAGCCGATTTGCAATCATTCCAACCGCAAATCGGCGTTATTTTACATAGTCGGCATTATGCGAACGCCAGAGCAGGGGAAAGGTTAGTAGTCGGGATCAACAAATACTACTAATCTGCTTTTTTTACTTCTTCGATATATTTTGTTACATCTTTCGCTGTTATCGAGCTTAAATGCTTATAAATCAAAGCATTAATAATATCCGCTTCCTCAATTCTTTCTTTCGTTTCGATAATGAAATCTAAAGATTTCTCTTTGATCGATTCTACGAATTCCCCACGAACTCTATATGTTTTTGATAAGTCTGACTTTTTCATTTCATTGTCCCAACAATGTTTAATGCAACAATATTATTGTGTCACACGTTGCAGTGTTGCGCGCAATTCTGTTATATTTCTGTCAAATAGTTGCATGTGATGCTGTTGCAATGGGTAAAGAGGAAGCTTTTGAGATCGTAGCTAAGATCGTCCACGACCGTGGCGTCGAGCTAATAGTGGGGGGCAATCCAGCTTTCGAGACTGAGTTTGTTCTTTTTTACATTGAGTCGACCATGCTTGCTTGGGGCTATAAGAATCCTAAAGTCGCAGCTTACTGTGACGCTATCAAAGCAGAGAATGACAATTTTAGAGCGATGGGGATTTGCTAATGGATAAGTATAAAAAACAACCAATCCCCACTGTATTATCGGGGGGAATGAAAAAAGTGGCAGTTGTAACCCCCATTAATAAGATGGGGGTAAAGGTATCTGATACACAACCTCAAGACGCCGATCTCCCGTTCCAAGAGCATTCGCTATATACCAT